CCTGATGCCTAACCCCGAGGTGGGCGTGTACGGCACGGCGTCTACGTTCCTGCCGATCAACGCTGCTACGGCTGTTGTGCAGCGCATCGACTACATCGGGCGCAAACGCTATGTGCAGGTGGTCACAACCGAGACAGGCGCAACCGGCGCGGCCTATGCGCTGCTCGGCCACCTGTTCGCGCCGAACATCTTTCCGGCTGCATAGCGTGAAGAGAGGCATCGTCCATGGCTGATAGCTTGAAACTTGACTGGCAAGTCACGGTCCCGGTGGCAACAGAGCCTGTGTCGCTCCCTGATCTCAGGTCAGTGTCCACAGGCTCGTACCTCCGTGTGGACTTCACCGATGACGATACCGTGCTGACTGCGCTGATCTCGCAGTGCCGGGCAGACGCCGAGCGCATGACGGGTAAGGCGTTCGCGCCACAAACCATTCAAGCGCAATGGACGATGCCGCAAATCAGCGCCGGCTCGCTATCGGGGTTCAAGCTCCTGTACGATCAGGACTTTTACCAGTACAACGAGAGCCTGGGAGCCAATCCGTTCTCACCGGCGCCGTTTATGCTCTCGTTGCCACAGCCGCCTTTAACAGCGGTAAGCCTGTTTGAGTACAGGATTACGGTGTTCAATGCCTGGCAGACCTGGCCGCAATCAGTCAACGGTGTGCCAAACTACGTGGCGGATCCGCTACCTATTCCTGGCGTGGTGTACCTGCAATATCCGCCACCGGCCTACCAGTACCGGCTGACGTACACCTGCGGCTATACGACGTTGCCGCCTGAACTGAAACTGATGTTGTTGCAATACATTGCCTGGAAGAACGAGAACCGGCTCGGCGAAGACAAGGGAGACGAGCTCAGAAACATCTTCCTGGGCAGAAAGAGTTGGGTGCTGTAGATGGAAGGACTTATAGAGGGAAGAATAGTGCATTATGTGTTGCCTGATGGATATTCAAAAGGCGACCATAGGCCAGCAATTATGGTGAGAGTGTGGGAGTCGATGAAAGCCAGTGGCACGGTAAACCTGCTGGTCTTCACCGACTGCAATAACGATGTGGACCCGAAAGACCCGCAAACCGCTTCTTATGGGTCAGGCGTCGTATGGGCAACATCGGTCCACTATTCGGAAACACCAGAGCCGCGTACCTGGCACTGGCCTGAAAGGGCGTAATCATGCCATCGCTCTCAAGCCGCAAACAAGTCTCAAGCACAGCATCAGGCCGCAAGGTGTATGTGAAGTTTCAGACGCCCACCGGTACACCCAACGGCCAGGGCGGCTTTGTGAACGGTGGGAACTGGAATGATGTGGCAGGTCTGACCAATGTGCCGGTGACCTTGCGCACGTGGAGCCCCTACGAGAAGTTCATAGCGCAGGCGCTCTATCCGGGCGTGCAGAGCCGGGCGTACATGCGCTGGCGGCGTGGGACGAACGTAAGCGTGACGATGCGCATGATGTATGGCAATCATATCTACTGGATACGCGGTGTGAGCAACTACGATGAGGCCAACACGGATATCATTCTTTATCTGGAAGAATGGCAAGCGACAGGAACGATCAGGCAATAAGGAGGAACTATGCGCATAAACGGATTTCGCTGTGATGTTTGCTCAAAAGAGCATCTCTTTGATTCACGGGAACTCATGACGAACATGATGGGGGAGCTACTGCCGACTGATTGGTATCTCGTCAATCACGGCAAATTCGAGCAGGGCAAGGAACCCATAATGCTCTGCTCGCTCCGGTGCCTTGCAGACTGGACACAGAAGCAACTTCCAGAACCCAAAGAAGTCATGCCCGAAGAGCGCCGGGAGAACTGGTGGTAAGCCATGAGCGATGAAGTGACGATCAGCGGCATGAACGAGGTATTCGCGCAGATCGACGCGCACCACCAGAAGCTGGTCAATCATGCGAATAACAAGGTGCATCTCGCGGGCTTCACCTGCCAGAAGGTCGCTAAGATCAATTGCCCGGTGGGCACGCCTGAAAGCACCGGCATCAAGAACTACCACGGTGGCCGGCTGCGGGCATCGATCCAGGTGGACAACTCGGTGTTCCTGGAAAGCACCGTTGGAACAAATGTTTACTATGCCTTGTGGGTCCACGAGGGCACCGTCAAGATGCGCGGGCGGCCATTCTTGCGTCAAGGGTTCGATGCAGGCGCAAAGCAGTTGCAGGCTGACCTCGGAGGGAGTGACATTTGAGCACACAGACATCGCTGTCAGAAGTGCAAACGGCCATATACAGCAGACTCACCGGCGATACAACGCTGATGAATATGCTGGCCGTGCCGCTCATGGGCACCTACGCGGTGTTTGGCTTCGGCAACGTGCCGGAGAACCAGAGCTTTCCGTACATCACGCTCGGGGATGCGCAGGAGAAGCCGCTCAATGCCTTTGGCACACGCGGCTATGTCACGATGGTCAAAGTGCATATCTGGGATAGCCAGTTCGGCGGTTTCCAGAAGGCGCAGCAAATCCTGGCACGCATGAATACCTTGCTCGATCAACAGCCGATGACGCTGGCAACGCAAAGGCTGGTGTACTTCCTGTACCAGGCTGCGATCACCCTGAACGACCCGGGGGATTACAAGATATTGCACATTTCCGTGGAGTACGAGAGCTTCACGCAAGAACAATAGAGAGACAATGCATGCACATGTTGTACACACAAGAAGTAAGGAGATGCCATTATGGCTGTAGCCGCATATCCAGCGACTCTTAAAATCGGGGCTAATGCCATCTTAGACCTCATGACCCATGATCTGCCCTTTAAGATGGGCACGGTGGAAACCACAGCCTTCTCCGGCTCCGGCGGCGCTGCTGTGGGCACCAAGACATTCATTCCAACGCTGCTGGAGATGCAGTGCAAAGTAGCGGGGTCATGGAACAAGGCTGACACGAACGGGCAGTTAGTGATGGAGACAAACTTCTTTGCCAGGACGAAAACGACGTTCATCTTCTCGCCCAACGGCACGAACACGTATACGTTCGGCGCCTGGATCACGGATTACAACGTCAAGACGGACCCGAAGAGCAAAGTCGATGTTGATTTCGCGCTGCTGATGGATGGCACTGTGACGATCGCCTAATAGCGCAGAAAGGAAGGCCGCAGTATGGCTGTAGCCGGTTATAACTCGCAAGTGCTGATCGCAAGCTTGCCATCTGTGGCCTTGACTGACGATGCGACCGCGACGGCAGACGGAGGCATTACCTATGTGACGTCGGTAGCTGCTCACCGCTACCTGGACAAATCGGTAGCGGTGGTGGTGCAGGCGCAATTCGATGAGGTGCAGCAAATCGCGCTCACCGGCAATCCGACCGGTGGCACGTTCACGCTGACCTTTGGCGCTCAGACGACTGCCGCTATCAACTGGAATGACCCGGCCTCAACGGTCCAGACGCGCTTGCAAGCCCTATCGAGCATTGGAGCCGGGAATGCGCTTGTCACTGGTGGGCCAGGGCCTGCTACGCCGTGGGTGGTGGAATTTGCCGGCACGCTGGCAAAGACCGCCGAGGCATTGATCACACGCACGACCAACAGCCTGACAGGTGGCACGTCTCCTGATGCCGTGATCACCCGTATCGTCGGTGGGAGTGGAGTCTATACCACCATCACGCCTGCTGGAAGCCCGCCTTTTACGTTGTTCCGAGCCAATGCGCGCATAGTGTTTACGCAGGCCATCCCAGGGGCATTGGTGCGGTTCCACTCAGGGAACTACTTCCCGTACGCACAGATTGCCGAGGCGGCCTCCTGTGAGTTCAATGGCAAAATGAACACGGAGGACACCACGACATTCCAGAGCGCAGCAGCTTCTAACGGGGCGAAGAGTTTCACGCCAACGACGCTTGAGGGCACTTTGAAGTATGGAAGCTTCTGGATAAACATTGCGCGGGCGCAAAGCCTGGTGGCGCGTGATTTCTTGATTGTGTCGTTTCAGACACCACCGGGGAACCGCTATGAGGGCTTTTGTTATGCGTCGGATTGCAACATCAAGACGGATGCAGGCAAGGTCGTGACGCAGGATTTGGTGTTTCAGTTGACCGATGAATTCTTTAATTCTTGAGTGGGTGGTATGTACCTCTCACCGACGCTGGGCTATCTGACACTAGCTGGGATGCCGGGTGGATTTGAGGCTTGGGGAGTGCAGTTATCGCCTTTGCATCTGTCAGTCACAAAGCGGTACGGGTCTGCGGCGTCATACCATCGCCGCTACTCATTATAGCAAGAAAAGGACAAAACATACATGCCACATAACGCAGCGGAGGCCCGCGCTTTACT